AAAGAACATTTACTCCGCTGGTGACACAATCGAAGTCGCAGCAGGTGGTAGTTATGTAGTTCTTGAATCATCCGCAGCAATCGCTCGTGGTGCTAAAGTTGTATCAACTGCAGCTACTGCAGGTAACGATCCAACCGTTGCTACAGTTTCTTCAGCTTCTACTCAGTACATCACTGGTACAGCTATTGACACTGCTACAGCTTCGGGACAACTACTCCGTGTTAAAATCCAACCTTCCTTTAACGGAACAGTATAATAATTAACTAAAGGAAGTTTAACTATGAAATCAGTATTTTTCCAAACAACCGGTTATGATGCACAGGGTAAGGCTATCAAAGAGCCAGTATTCTTAAAGCACACAAATAACCGCTCAATCTTCAAAAATGGTCTTCGTGAAAACGGTGTGGATCTACGCTTAAACGCTGCAGGCGATACCGCTGAAAGCGCAACAGGCTATCAGATCGTAACCGACACTCTGACCTACATCAAAAAGCAAATTTCCGAACAGAAGTTTTATGAAGTACCAATAGCGGACTTTATTCCAACAGCTGTAGGCGATGGTGCATTTGCTGCTAACTTACTAACAAATCGTACATACCAAGTTGCTGATGACTTCGAAACAGGTAATATCCGCACTGGTGCAAGCAACAGCCGTCTTGCTCAAGTAGACGTAGCTATCGACTCAAAGACTCTCAAGGTCGTAAATTGGGCGAAAGCAATTGACTACACGATTTTTGATATCGAACAAGCTCTCGTTGCTAACAACTGGGATCCAATCGAGCAAAAACATCGTGCACGCAAACGTAACTGGGATTTAGGTCTTCAAAAGATCGCTTTCTTAGGTTCCGCAGTTGATACAGGTGTTGCTGGTTTATTGAACAACACAACTGTTAATGTAAATACTAGCGTAATTACAGCTAACATCAGTACACTAACTCCTGCTAACTTTGCTACATTTGTTGCTACGCTCTTAACAACCTATTTTAGCAATACGAATTCAACGGCTCTGCCAACACACTTCGTAATGCCATATAGTGATTATCTTGGATTGATGACACCAGTAAGTCCTACTTACCCAAACATCCCAATGATCAATTATCTTGAGCAAGCTTTCAAAGCTCTTTGTGGCCCTAACTTCAAGATCCTTCCATTAGCTTATTGCGATGCTACGAATAACACCGCAGCAGGTATCAACAAGCAAGTTTATGCTCTATACCGCTATGACCCAGAGTCAGTTCGTATGGACATCCCAGTAGACTTCACAACAACTCAACCTAACTCAATCAACAACTTCAGCTTTGAAGACGTTGCTTATGGTCAGTACACAGGTGTTGGTTTCTACCGCGCTCTCGAAACATTACTATTCACACATAGCTAATAACTAACATGGCTACATCCCCATTGCCCATTCGTACAGTCGCACCAGCAGATAGTGAGCTGGTGCGGCTTTACAATCAAACAGACCGCGCTTTTACACATGGACTTACTTTAGCCGATGAAAGGCATACAGTAATCCAGTATAAACTCGCAGCTCATTCTTTTGGTAAAGTTGCTCCTGAAGTAGCTTCAATGTGGCTCGAATGGTTTCCGAACCAAGTCGTAACCGCAGAAGAAGCAGTTACTGCAGTTCAGGGAGCGCGTAAAGAAGCAGATGTTGCCAAAGAACAATTAGCCGAAGCTCAGAAAAAGATAGAAGAACTACAAGCTAAACTCCCGAAAGAGAGTCCAGCACCAAAGTCTCGTAAAAAAGACATAGCATAACATGGCATACACCGTTCCAGCAGTCGCTGATTTTAAAGCCCAATTCGTTAGGGATTTCCCTTACGCATTGCCCGGCTATGGCGGCTCTGGAACGGCTGTTGTCAGTTCTGGCGTTATCACATCAGTTGCTGTTACAACCGCGGGTTCATCCTATTTAGTATCGCCAACAGTAACAATCACCGATCCTACAGGATCTGGTGCAACGGTCACTTGTACCTTGGGTGCAGGTGGATCGATTACAAATTTCTCAGTTTCTTCAGGTGGCTCTAATTATACTGCCCCTGTCGTAGTATTATCGGGTGGTGGTGGCGATGCCAGCAACCCCGGAAAAGTCCAAGATGCAGACATCAATACTGGACTTGCATTAGCTTATGTTAATTGCAATCCTGCGTTTTTTCAGACGCAGCAACTTTATACTTTAGGCTTTCTGTATTTAGCCGCTCATTACATGGTAGTAAACTTGCGTAATTCTATGCAAGGCATAGCAAGTAAATACAACTGGCTTACATCTAACCGCTCTGTTGGTAGCATTACTGAAGGGTATGAAATCCCAGAGCGTGTTCGTAAGTCCCCTATTCTTTCTCAACTGAGTACCACTACTTATGGTGCTCAATATCTCACGATGACTATCCCACAGCTCATCGGCAACTACGCTACTTTCTATCGTCAAACACTGCCGTGAGACCTCCAATAAAACGTGGTTCAATTTCTTTAAAAGCTGGAGACGTTTCTTTGGATCTTTCTGGTTTAAAGATGCTACAAGCTAACCTTGATAAACAAGGTAAGATGCACTCGGAAGTGGGTATTTTCAGAAGTAAAGCTTCAAGACAAAATACTCAAGGTCACAATTTAAGTAATGCTGAAATTGGAGCAGTTCACGAATTTGGTAGCCAATCAAGAAATGTACCTCGTAGGTCTTTCTTATGGGTTCCATTAATTACTCAACTTCGCAAGCGTTTAGCTAAAATTGGAGATGATGTATTTAAAGCTTTATCAGAAGATAAGAGCCTAAAACCTGCTTATCAAAAGCTCGGTTTAGAAGCTGAAGCAGTAGTAGATGGTGGTTTTGCTTCCAATGGTTATGGTAGGTGGCAGGGTTGGACAGGTATGGATAAAAAGTCCACACGCTATGGTACTCGGATTACTAATGCAGCTCGTAGGGCTGTAGGAGCAGAAGGTCTTATTGGCCCAATCCGTATGTCTATTTTAGTTAGAACTGCACAACTTCGTAGATCTATAAGCTCAAGGGTATCTAACAAATGATCGCAATCACTAACGCAGCCTCAGTTGAAGATTTTCGCACTACTGCGGTAGATTTTCCGCGTATGGACGGAGCTATGGGTGGCTGGATGCAATCTATAGTTTTAGGTCTAATTATTACCTTTATTGACCCTTTAACAGGTAAAGCCCAAGAAAGTACTCGTTCAATCACTACTGCGGGTATTTTACAGCCTTTTAATGATGAAGACTTAAAAATCCTTCCAGAAGGCGATCGTTCATGGATTTGGTATAAACTTCATGCTTTACCTACTTTAGTCCTTAATACTAACGATAAAGTCAAATTACCCGATGGCAATAGCTACCGAGTAATGTCTAAACGCGATTATAGCTTGTACGGCTATGTTGAATACAACCTACAAGGAGATTATGTCACAGCCTGATACAATTTCCTTATTAGTTCAGCTTATTAGCCAGTCTTTGAACCTAGAAGAAGGTAGGGTTCGTAGGTACAATCAAAGGGCTAAACTACCCCAAATCGACAATTTATATATCGATATAGCCTATTTAACGGCTCATATCTTTGGTAATAATGCTCATGCGGAGACCGATCCTGTAACTGGTAATTATAACTGGGTACAGGTTCTTAACCGTAAAGAGACTTATGCCATCAACCTATTCTCTGTTAATTCTGATGCATACGATTATTTAAATCAGGTACTTTTTTGTTTTAAGTCCGATTTAGCTAATCAATTTATGGATCAGTACAATTTTCAGATTGCCCCCATAACATCCGATCCGCAAGATTTAAGCGCGGTTGAAGGGCCAGCGGAGCTGACTCGTATTCAATTTCACGTTACAATTTTACGCGGATACACTCAAACTACTACAATCAACTATTACGATCAATTTCCGGGAACCCCCGCCCTTATCACTCAGCCTTAAAGGATTCGCTATATGCCTACTCTCTCAATCAGTAATATCGTCAATGTCTCGGTTGCTTCTCCACAAGCAACACTTTCTAACTATTCCGTCAATAATCTAGCAATCCTTACTAAGGATGTACCTGTACAAAATTATGGTCATGGTGCTATTGTTGGAGCAGTTACATTATCAGGAACTTCTATTTCAGCTATTGCTGTAACTAGCGGTGGTTCGGGTTATACTACAGCTCCAGCTGTTATTGTAACAGGTGGTGGTAATGGTTCAGGTGCTATTGTTACCGCAACAGTAGTATCTGGAGTTATTACTCAATTCAATGTTATAAATGGTGGTACAGGCTATACATCAACACCAACCATTATTGTAGCAAATTCATATCAAATTTACTCAGATCCAATTTCAGTTGCTAATGACTTTGGTGGATCTAATGGCTCTGTTGAAACCACAGTAATGGCTCAAGCAATTTTTGCTCAAAGCCCAAACATTCTTTCTGGTGGTGGACAATTAATTATTTATGCGATGTCTTCTTCAGACACGCTATCAACTGCACTTACCGCATTATCACAACAAGTATATTTTGGCGGTTCTGTATGGGCAGGTTATTCACCAAGCACTTCAGAAATCGAAGCAGCTGCTACTCTTAATGAGTCTTTCTCACCACCAAGATTACTTGGTGTTTCCAGCGGATCTATTTCCGATCTTCAATCAGTAGCTGCAGGTGGTACAGGACTCTTTACTACAATTCAGTCTGCTACTCAAAAGCACTCGCGTATGATGCTTTATACGCCAGTTGATACATTCCTTGCAAACGGTTACATTTTAAATGCTCGTACTGCAATGGCTGCTTATATGTCGCGTTTAATGTCTACAAATTTCTATGGTACTAATACAACAAGTACTATGAATTTGAAGCAGCTTGCTAATATCCAAGTTGATCCAAACATTAGCCAAACAGTTCTTAACCTCTGTCAAACAGTTGGTGTAGATGTTTATTGTAACATCGCAGGATTACCAGAAGTTATTTCAACAGGCGGTAATGATTATTCCGACAATGTTTACAATTTAGGTTGGTTCGTTGGAGCTAACATGGTTGCTTTATTCAATGCTTTAGCTGGTACACCTACAAAGGTTCCACAGACAGAAGCAGGTATGAGCACTTTAAAAGCTGCTATGAATGGCGTAGCAGTACAAGCAGTTGCTAATGGTTTCTTAGCTCCCGGCGCATGGACTAATTCTTATACTATCGGTGATCCAGTTGCATTAAATCGTAATATCGCTTCAAACGGATATTACATTTATTCACAGCCAGTAGCTAACCAAGCTCCAAGTCAAAGAACCGCTCGCATTGCTCCACTTATTCAAGAAGCAATTAAATATGCTGGTGCAGTTCAATCCGTATCCGCTGTTATTTACGTCAATCCTTAATACTATCCTACCATGGCTTTTATTTCAGTCTCAGGTAATGATACAATCATTATCAACAATCAGCTCCTCACGGCTTTTGCCGATGGGGATAACGCTAAACTAACATTCCCTAACGAGCTTGTAACTGTTAAGCCCGGTAAAAATGGCAACACGCTATTTGCAACTATGGCTGCAGGTCGTCTTGGTGAATTTGTAATCAACCTTATCCGTGGTAGCAGCGATGATGCTTTCTTACTCACGCTTCTTCAGCAGCAAGAAAACGATTTACCATCATTCAATTTACTTGATGGCGTATTTGTAAAACGTATCGGTGATGGAAATGGTAATGTATCTAACGACACATATTCATTAATCGGTGGCGTATTTACAAAGCGTTTAGAAGCTACTTCAAATGTTGATGGTGATACAAAACAATCTGTTGTTGAATATCAGATCAAATTCTCTCAAGTAGGTCGTCAGATCACATAATTCTTTCCTAATCCCCAATCGCCATGAAAGAAGTTAAATTATCATCAGGTGCTATCCTCGGTCTGCAAATGGCAGATTTCGAGGATGGTACTGCATTATACCAAACCCTATGCGCGGAACTTGTAGGAATCCAAATTCCAATGCAAGCCACGGATTTAAAGTCCATGGCAAGCATGGATATTTCCGTCCTCAAAGATGGGTTTCTAAAACTGATGGCTTCAAAAGCCATTTATTCGCAGGTTTGGAAATGCATGAACAGTTGCACTTATGCACCTGCAGGAACAGAGGCTCCACTCAGAATCTTGAAAAACACGTTTCAAACGGAAGAAGCTCGCAAAGACTTTCTTCCAGTTGCGTGGGAGGTGTTATCTTACAATCTCGCCCCTTTTTTCGAAAGCCTCGGATCTCTGTTTCAGGCGCAAAGCGGAGTAGCAGTAACTCCTCAAGCGTAAAGATTGAGAGTGAATTACCACTCTCTACCTTTATTGCTCTCAGGCTTTCTAAAGAGGGTTATGGAACTCCTCTTGAAATCCTGCGGATGCCAACTGATTTAATTTTAGACACCCTACATTATACTATTGCATTAGCCGAATACGAAGAAACTTTAATACAACTTAATAAGGATAAATCATGACGATAGGCGAGCTACTTGTTAAGTTACGTTTTTCAATAACCGGTGAACAGAATCTATCTGTAATAGAAAACCGTCTTCAAACTGCCGGTAATCTTGCAGGTGCATTAGCTACACGTTTAACAATAGCTACTACTGCCCTTGGAGTAATAGCTTATAAAGCATTAAACGCTTCAGTTGCTTTATCTAAATTCCAGCAAGTAACAGGAATCTCTTCCAGAGATTTACAACAATGGCAATATGCTGCAGCCAAGTTTGGTGTAGCTGGTGATGAAGTAGCTACTACTTTTAAAAATATTGAACAGGCTCAAGCAGGTATTTCTTTAGGCGAAGGTAACATTGCTCCATGGCAATTACTCAATATTGATCCTAGACAAGACCCAAGAAAAGTTCTTCTTGATATACATGATCGCATACAAGGTATGCAACCCGCAATGGCTCGTTTTGTTACTAGCCAAATGGGTATTGGCGAGGATATGTTTGTTTTCTTAAGCCAAGCTAATATTCAATATGGCGAATTAAATAAGAAGTTTGAAGCTAGCGAAGAAGAGAATAAGCGGCTAATGAAATTAAATGGCCGTATAGAACAATTTAAAACTAAGCTTCTTGATTTAGGTATTAAAATATTTTCTCACTTTCAAAAGCCACTTGAAAAGTATTTAGATTATTTTGATAAATGGTTAGATAAATTAACTGATAAACAGATAGATCAATTTGCAGAATCTTTTGTAACTCTTGCTCAAGATGTCGGGTATCTTACTGCAGCTTTAATAGCATTAAATGCCGCAAGTTCTGCTTTTACTATTGGTACTGGATTATTAAAACTTTTAAGTTTCTTTGGTGGTGGGGCTGCTGCAGCAGCTGGTGGAGCTGCCGCCGCTGAAGCAGGAGGTGCAACTGTAGCGGGCGAAGTTGTTGTTGCTGAAGCTGGTGGTGCTGCAGTTGCAGGAGGATTGGCTGCAGCTGGATGGGCAATTATAATTCCATTAATGGTAGCCTATGCTGTCATGACTGCTAAAGCTATGAAATCCGCAGTAGAAGATAATACTTCGGGTCAATCATTAATGTATAATGCTAAAGTAGGATCTTTTAGTTCTTATAAAAATCCAGAATCAACTTCTCAGATTACAGTTAATGCTCCTATAACAGTTAATGGTGCAACCAATCCACAAGAAACAAGTAAAGCAATATCAGATCACATCACCAAAACTTTAGGCAGAGTTAATGTTCAAACTCCTCAAGGTTATGGTAAACCTGCAACACCTTAAAACTCATGGCTGATAATATAATACCTTCCGAAGAGCAGGGAATATTTGTAGGTCTTACAAATACACCTGAAGGTGCTGCTTTAGTTACTCCTGAAAATTTACCATTAGGCGTAGCGGGTTTTTTATTTGATATTGAGGGTGAAGATGTATTTGAACTTCGTTCTGATATTACTGACCACTATATTGAAGATAATACTACAGTACAAGATCAGTGGGGTCGTTTACCAGAACGCATAACTTTAAATGGTTACGTTGGAGAGCTTGTAGGATATTTATCTAATCCGAACCCACCAGTTACACAGAAAGGTGTTAAGCTTCCACTTCATGCTGCATTAATGCCTTCCATTGCTTTAGGTTTTGGTTTACCTGCATCTACTATTCCTGTTGTAGGTTCTTTTGTAGCTCAGATAGCGGGTAAAATTGGGGCTTCTGCTAATATTGCTCAACAAATTGGTAGCTTTATTACTTCGTCTCAGCCTTCAAATGTATCAGCAGTACCCGGCTTTGTAGCAGCCGTAGCAGCAAGTAGTAGTTTACCTTCATCAGTTACTAATCAACTTATTGCTTATACCTCTCAAGCAGTAAATGGAACTCCAGCAAACTCGGTTGGAAGTACCGTACCTTTTAGTGTTCAAACTACAAAAGGCTTAAAATCCAATTTAAAAAGCCAATTAACTTCTATGGCTTTCCAAGCCGTAGGCTCTTTATTTGGTGGTAGTGCTGCTAGTGCTCAAACAAAAGCTAATACTTTTGCTCAATCTCAATACGCGGCTAATTTCTTATTATCAGATCAGCCAATAACTACTCAAAGTAAAGCTGCAGCTTCTAATACTCTATATGAATATAATGGAGTACCAGCTGGTTTAAGTAAACAAGGTGCAGCTTTTGATTTCTTTTATCAGCTTTGGTTAAGTGCTCAAACGTGTTCTGTTGAAACTCCTTGGGGTATTATGAGCAATATGGCTATTGAAAATCTTCGTGTTACTCAAACTGAAGATAGTAAATACATATCAGATTTTTCAATTACTTTTAAAAAAATTAGATATGCAAAAAATGTAACTGTAAATTTTAATAATTTATCTGGCAGATGCAATAACATGGTTTCTGTCGATCAGCCAAATTCCAGCGCTAATGTTTCTTTAATTCCTGTAGATCTTGGTACAGTTCATTTTTAAATTCTATGAACGCATATTTAATTCAAGGCATAAATCAAGGTACTACTCAGAATTTCAATCTTTCCATTTCAGATGGTAGTATTGTTAATATGACCATTTATTATATTCCTCAGCAGATGGGTTGGTTTTATGATCTATCTTGGAATAATAATACTTCATCTATTACATTAAATGGTAGGCGTATTGTCTGTTCGCCAAATATGCTTAGACAGTATCAAAACAATATCCCTTTTGGTTTAGGTTGTTCTACCGCTGATAACACAGAACCTATGAATGTAACTGATTTTACCAGCGGCTTTGCAAAATTGTTTTTGTTAGATGGTGTTGGAGTCTTTTATATGGAATCGAATTATTACGCTCCACATGATTAGTAATAATCCTACATATACTTTATCTATAGAATGTGGGCCATATAAACCTGTTATTGGAAGTCCATATCGTGATGCTTCACAAACTGTAACTATCCAGTTACCGATTACTTGTGAATTTGAAATACAAAGACAATTTTGGGGTAGCTCACAAACTGCTACTTTTACACTTTATAATTTAAAAGAAAATACCCGTAATCTTTTATATCACGATCAGTACGCTTATTTAGATAGAGCTAATATTCAATTCAAAGCTGGATATAATGGTCAAGAGGTTTTGCTTTTTAATGGGTGGGTGCGGTGGGCTTATAGTAAAAGGCCGGGTAGGGATTTTTTAACCGTTATTGAGGCTTTCGATGGTGCTCATGCTTTAGCTAATTCTTTTAGTAGCTTCAATGCTTTACCAAGAACGTCATTAAAGAATGTTCTTTATACTTTAAATCAGGACTTTGTTAGCACTTATAAATTAGCTTCAACCCCGCTATTTGGTAATATTCCTGACAATACATCTTTTACTAATTTAAGACCTTTAGCCATGTATGGCCCCACGGCTAACTTATTAAAGGCGTTTTTGCCTATGTCAGTTTCAGCTACAATCGATTTAAACCAATTAAAAGTATTGGGTTATAATGATGTATTAGATTTACCTGAGATACTTATAGAAGCTGAAACTGGACTTCTTGAACCCCCAGAACGCTCTGGAGCTATGGTAGTAGCTAAAACGCTATTTAATCCACAGGTTCAAATGAATCAAACAGCTAGATTAAATAGCGTAGATAATTCGATTTTTAACCGTGTTTATCAAATAAGAGGCTTTAGCCATAAGGGCCTTATTTCATTTTCTGTTGGTGGTCAACGTACTACAACATATAGCCTTTGGTATGGTACAGAAGCTCTCCAATATATACCCGCCCCACCGACTTTAACATGAGTACTTATCCCACACCTACTCAATCCCCTATTCAGCCAGATGAAAGAGGGCTACAACTTTTATTAAAAGATGAGCTTTCTAGGGATTTAAACTGCCATCAAATAGGTATAGTACAAGCGTTTTACCCTGATACTCAGACTGCCGACATTAATATAAACATCGCAGAGGTATATAATGGGACTCTTATTAAGTATCCCACCCTATTATCTGTCCCAGTAATAATCCTTCATGGTGGGTCTGGAGCTATTACCTTTCCGATTACTAAAGGGGATATATGCCTAGTTCTTTTTAATGATAGGGATATGGATAGCTGGTATACTTCAGGTCAAACAGGTAATGCCCCCAACACTACACGAACTCATTCTTTATCTGATGGAATTGCTTTAGTTGGCTTATTTTCTGGTAAAAACCCATTAAGTACTTACTCTTCAACCGATACACAATTAATCGGCTCTGGCCCTATAACTTTATCTCTTGGGTCAGGTAAAGCTAAATTAGCAAACAGTACTACCGACTTACTTACAACTTTAACTTCTTTAATATCAGCATTAACTTCTTGGCATAATACTGACGGTACTACTCCAAACCCAGCTACTGTGACAGCATTGACTAATGTTCAAACCGCACTTAATAATTTGTTGAAAACATGAGCATGATTTTTAGAGCAATAGATCCTGCTACTGGGGATTGGAGTTTTGGTAATGGCCTTGGGAGTTATCTCACGGATGAGAAAGCTATTGAGGTTAATATAGCTACGGCCATTAGGTCTTTTTACAATGATGCTTTTTGGAACGCTACCTTTGGTATTGATTGGATAAATCTATTAGGTACTAGAAATACACAAGCCACGATTAAGATTCAGCTTACTAACTTATTATCTAACTGCTATGGGGTAGTTAAAGTTAATTCAGTATCTACTTCTTTAAGTAGCAGTAGGAATCTTTCACTGACTTATAATATCAATACCATCTATTCAACTTCAGTTACTAACTCTGTAAACGTCTTAAATTAATATGTCCACCAATTCCATCACAGCCTCGGGGCTGACTATTAAGAGTTTATCGGATGTTATTAATGCGATTCAAAATGGTGAATCGGGATACCCCGGCCTTTACCAGATTTACGGCCCTACGATTAATCTTAATCCTAATTCACCAGATGCAAATATGGTTAATATATTTGCTTTGGCTGTAGAAGATACGCTTGAACTGCTTCAGCAAATTTATACTTCCATGGATCCCGATCAAGCGGTCGGTGTTACTTTGGATAGCCGTTGTGCAATTAATGGCGTTGTTCGTCACGCGGGTACATATACACAGCAACCTGTATTAGTTACTAATACTTCTTCAGTAACTTTACCGGGCTTGGATCTATATCCTACTACTGCTTTTACTGTTTCTGATGGTACTAACCAGTATCAGCTTTTAACTACAACTACGCTTTCAACTGCAAGTAGTACTTCGTTAATATTTCAAGCTGTAAATATGGGGCCAGTTCAATCTAGCCTTAATTCTATTACTTCTATTGTTACAGTAACTTTAGGAGTTACCTCTGTAAATAATCCTAACACTTATACTAGCCTTGGCGTAGCACAAGAAACAGATTCAGCACTTCGTATTCGCCGTTCATATTCTGTAGCTCAACCAAGTAAAGGATACTTAGCAGGATTATACGGAACGTTAATAGATATAGATGGAATTAATTATGCTTCTGTTTATGAAAATATAACATCTACGACAGATGTTAATGGAGTCCCCGGTCATTCCATTTGGTGTATTGTTTCTGGTACTAATAATTCTACCGTTCAAACAGAAGTAGCAAATGCTATTTACGTTAAACGTAATGCGGGCTGTGGCATGAAAGGTAGTATCTCTATAAGTGTACC